AACGCTCAGAAAGGCGGCGTCCAGACTTTTCAGGATATCAAGTTCCCAAACTGTCAGATGCGCCCCGCAAAGATCACACCACGCCTTGATCTCGACATAGGATAGCGGATCAGGCCCGCCTTCGCCACCCCCGCGTCCTGCGTTCAGCGACAAAAACATCTCCCACAAATACGCCATCTCACGCGGCAGTTTCGGTCCGATCAGCCCCTCCGGCGCGCGCTTGATCTGTTTTTTGATCTGCATCAGATGCAGTCGCACAGTCGTTCCGTTCTTGTCGGCCCGACCCAGACCAAACTCGTGCTCAGCAAACGCCATCAGCCGGCGGGGCGAGTTTCCAAAAAATTGGCGATTTTCGAGAACGCCCGATCAACCTGCTCCACCAGCCACGGGAACTCCAAAAATACTTCCGCAGCGGTCTCGGGGTTGAACGGAATCTTTGCCGCCTTCGGCCCCGTATCCAGCGTCAGCGACCAGTCCTCGATGCACGCCAGAAGCGTGTCCCGTGTGCGCTGCTCGATGGTCTCGGTGAGTTCCGCCTCGTCCATGCCCCGCGCCAGTTCCGCAATCTCGCGGTCAGCCAGCCGCTTCACGGTCTTGTAGCGGGCGCTGTACGGCCCGTGGATCGTGATGGTCATCGGCGTGCCGTCGACGTTCTTGAAGTTCCGGCCGGTGGCCGGTTCTTTGAGTTGAATGACGGTCGTGTCTTTGATCCGTCCTGCGCTGCGTAGTCCCATGTCGGCGTCTCCGTATCGGGGGTGTCAGGGGTGAGGAGCCGCGCCGCCCCCGACAGTCAGCGCGGCCCCTCGTATCGCCCGCAGGCGATGGTGTTACTCGCGTGTGATCACGAGGTTGCTGGCCGCGTCGGTGTCAAAGAGCGACACGAAAGGTAGCGTGATCATGCGAGATTGGGGGTTCGCAAGGGGTACTGCGGCACCGTTGTATTTCACACGTGGGAAGTCAAAGGTATAGGAACTTCCCCCGCCCGGCACGTCCACGACAAGGCGGATACTGGATTCCGTCTCGTTCAAGAACTTGTTGATCAGCACGGCATCTTCGTAATAGACGACCATCTCCCCCTCAACCACCGCGCGCCCGAACTCCAGTTGCGGAGTCTCTGCGCTGCCGACCACGAAGGTCGGCGCCAGCGCGTTCTGGATGCTGAAGGACATGGACGAAACAGTTGCGATCACATCTCCCGAGTCCGTTCCGCCGTCGTAAACTTCGCCGTTGTAGGAGTCAAACGGAGTGACGTTGGTGGCGGGCGTGATCGTGGTCGCAATCGTCGCTGCCGCCTGCGTCATGCCCTTGCCGACCATCTCGAACGTCGTTTGAACCATCTGGTTAGGCGCGACACTGAACGACGCGGACGATACGGCCATACCCCGGAAAATTTCAAACTGCGCGATGTCAAGCGCCGCGTCCTCCAAGGTCAGGAAGCGAGGCGTGGTTCCAACCTTGAGAATATCCGTGGCAAAGGCCGCGAACATTGCAGATTCAAGAAAGGCGTCGTAAGTTCCCGCGCGCAGATCGACCTCGATGCTCCCGCCTGCTTGGCGGTTGCCGTGCCGGTCGATCCGCGGCATCCGGTCGCCAAGAATGTCCTCTCCCTGCAAACGGTCCTTGGTCAGCGCCAAAGAATGCGTCTTGATGGGAAGCGCGACAAGCGTGGGCGTGGCGGGCGTCGTGCCGAATGTGGCCTCGGGGATGAAGGCCAGGCGAGTTCGAGATCCTTGTGCGAAGGCCATGAGCCGTCTCCTTTATTGAGCGTGACAGTACCAGCTAACCGATACGGGTATGCAGTAAAAAGCCCCACGTTTGAAGCCTGCTCTTGCGACAGAATACTCTATGCTGACAACCACGTCCACGCCCGTGATAGAAGTGGACCCGTCGAACCGTTCCTCAAGTATCGCGACCAGCGCGCGGGCGCGGCCGCTCCCGATGTGCTCGGGCACAGCAATCAAAATCTCGTACAGCCCTTGGTAGCGCTGCTGCGGGTTCGGCCCTGTGACTACGGGCCGGCGGCTCGTGGGCAGGAACTGGACCTCGGCATACTCGGACCCGCGTGGGGGATCGTAGGTTGGCGCGTTCTCGAAGACGACGACCGGAAGGTTCGTCGTCGCCGCGAGCGCGGTGTCGAGCGCGGCCCATATGGCGGGGGTTGCACTCATGTGCCGCCGCCCGTCTTGAGCCCGAGCCGCTGCGCGACGGCGCGGATGATCGCCGGAGCCGCGCTCTGTGCTTGCGCGTAAATTCGATAGGCGCCTTTGCCGGGCCAGCCCGTAGACTCAACTCGCCTTGCGTGCAGGGCTTCGTTGCGGAAAACTACATTCTCTGCGCCCGGCGGGAGCGACTCGATGTCCGCCTGCATCGCTTGCAGGCCGCGTTGAGACGCAGCCCCGCCCGTGCCGCCAGTCGGTTTCCCGTGCGACGACTTCGACGCTGCGAAACTTCCGCTGCGTTGCCCGACGCGATGACTCTCGGCATAGGTGCCCGTGTCTTCGGTGTCACGGCTCCGCGTTGCGATGTCCTGCGCCATGTCCAGATAAACTGCCTTCTGGACCCGCTCTGTCAACTGCGTGAAATTACGCATGACCTCTTGCGGGGCGCGTCTCCGATCAATGGCGCGAAACTGGACCATCTTACCCTCGAACCTGGCACACATAGGCGGTAGGCGTGCCATTTGGCGCAATAGCACGCACACGCTCAACCTTGAAGCCGCCAGTCACGTTGCCGCTGAAAACAACGCCGTCCGCGATATCACCAAGCGCGGGCACAAAAGCCCCCGAGGTAGCGTCTAGGAGCAGCTTTCGATCTTGGTCGAGGATGCGAGTCCCGTCAATCTCTTCGGCGGCAAAGTCGATCATAACACCGCGCAGCGTGCCCGAGGTGGGCGGCGGCGTGGTGTAAGTGCCGGTCGTTGCGTCGTACACAGGATTGGCTGACGCGATCCGCGTAAGAACCACGTCGCGCCCCTGTGTGCGCAGGAGGGGGGTCACGCTTACCGGCACGACGGATCGCTATCGTTGCGCTCGGGCGGGATGGAGAACTGCCCCTCGCGGAACGCAGATTGAGGCCGGTCGAGGTCCAGCCGGGCGGCATCCACCGCCGCGATGCTTATGCCGCCCGCCAACGGCGTGCCCAGCCCACCGTAACGCTTCACGTCGCGCTCCAGTCGGCCCGCCAGCGAGTGAAAGGCTTTGGACCGTTGGCTAAACTTGTTGTCGATCGTCTCGAACTTCTCGTCGACGAGGGTTGAGAACTTGCTCGCCAGCGCCCGCGCGCAGCGCGCGGCGGCGGCCAGTGGATCGGCGATCTGCGCCAGCACGAAAGCGATCTCGGCGTCTTGAAGAAGTTGGTCGTTCGTGTCGGTGTCGCCCACGTAGAAGCGTACCGCGTCGCGGGGGCTATCGGCTGGGTTTCCTGAATATGTCCAAGCCATGCCTGCCTCAATACCCGGCGTGGATACCGGTTGCCGTCGTTCCAGAGGTGTTGATCCTGGTCACGTACATCGGGTGCCAGATACCGGGGGCGAGCGTGAGCGTATCAGTCAGGCCGTTGGCGTATTGAACCGTCAGCGCCCCGCCCACGTCGACCATGATCGCGCGCGTCACACCGTTCGCAAGCGCGGCGTTAAAACTGGCTGGCGCCACGGTGACGGAGAAGGCGATCTGGCGAGATGTTCTTGATGGCGATGTCATGTGTCGCTCCTTACCAGGCTTCGCCAAGGCCGATCAGCTTCGTGCGTGCGTTCTTGGTAATTTTCTTGCGGCCGCTGCCGCGCGCCAATTCTTGCAGCGCGGTAATGTCGTCAATGGCGTCCACGCTGTCCGCGTCGTCGTCCTGCGGCTCAGTGGCCGTCTGCGGCTCAGTGGCCGTCTGCGGCTCAGTGGCCGTCTGCGGCTCAGTGGCCGTCTGCGGCTCTTCCGCAACGCTCGCGTCAAGCGCGACGTTGTGGGCATCTTCGTCTTGAATCTCTTGCTCAATGGTCGGCGCTTCGGTCTCGTCAACGTGCATCAGGTAGCCGTTGGAAAACAGCGTCGATACCTTTCGCTGTGCGACAGCCATGCGCTTCCACGCAAAAGGTGCGCCCGGCTCAAGCGTGCGGCCATTGGCGACAAAACCTTTACGCGCAAA